CGGGCGGAATCCCGACAATCTGCAAGAGCGAAAGCACCTTCTTTAATTCTTCATGCTTTGAAAGCCGTTCAAAGTTTCTGATAGGCTCTGCAATGATGTCGCGAATACGTTTTTTGGGGTCGAGGCTCGACATAACGTCTTGAAACACCATTTGCACGTTTTCGTTGTATTTGATTTTTCTCCGCTGCGACTTGGTATTTACGAGGCTTCCCTCATAGCGGATTTCTCCGCCGGTAGGCTGCTCCAATCCGACAATCGCTTTACCGATGGTGGTTTTTCCGGAACCGGACTCCCCGATAAGCCCGTAGGTTTTTCCTTCTTCAATTTGAAAAGAAACCCCGTCTACCGCTCGTACGTGATCCTGTATCGTGTTAAAAAAGCCGCCGCGGATAGGGAAATGTACTTTTAAGTCTTTTACTTCATCAAAAGAATATTCCAAAAACTCGTGAGGTTTTATCCCACAATATAAAGCTGTGGGATAAATCTCATAAATTACATCAGTTAAATATTCAATTTTTCGTTGGCTTCCTTCATCTTCACTTCCATTGCTTCCGCCATCGCTGGAGTAAAAAAACCTGAAACGTTAAAAATTGGAATTATTACATTTTGTAATAAATCTAATTGTGAGCCTCCCTCTTCAAAATAATCATCTAAAATATCATTTACATCATTTAAGTTAATTCCGTGATTATATTTCTTTAAAGCTGAATGTATTAACACTGCCATAATTTGTAAACTAGGCAATCCTTCGTCAAGAACTCTTAATAAATTACAATTTAACTTATTTTCTAGTTCAATTATAGCTGATGTACTTAATTTTAATTTATAATCTACACCTTTTACAGTCCATGTTTCAAAAGGTTTCTTAATTGATTTTTTTTCTGACATAATTTATTCCTCCTATTTTTTTATACTGGATCAGTGAAATTAAAATCTGATTGTAAACCGATTTTAAGTGTAAATTCAATAACACCATTTACACCACCACCGCCAAGCTTAACAGATACTTGACCGTCAAACTCAACTTTTGTTTTATCTGGATACTCTTGTTCAAAAGCAACAACCTCTTTATCATCCATAAGTTTTCTTAAAACTCTGTAAGCTGATGTTGCTTTTGAATTATCATATTTGAATTTATATTCTAGTTCTCCAGCATCTCCAATTCCTAATTCATATTGCTTTACTTTATCGGCTAAAGTAGTATTTTCTACTTTTTCAGGGTCAACCCCAAGTTCTGGAACTTCTTTTAGTCCTTCAAGCAAAGTAAAAGTTGCTGGTGTACCTGTTTTCTTTTTATACTTCAATGTAATTCCATTTGCTAACATATAATTTCCTCCTATGCTCTATAAATTTTATTATCTTTTAAATCAATAACACCCTCATATCTCATAACTGAGTGTCTTCTGCCTTGTAAGTCGTTGCTATCTAAAGACATACTTCTAGTAAAACCTCTAGCGGTCATTAATTCGTCAATTTTGCCCTTAATTTCGCTTGTACTACTATTTGAGTATATTTCTATTCTATACCTTAAAAGTGTCAAGCATTCGCCCTCTATGGCTATTGTGTGAGGTGTATTGTTCTCTTCTTCGTAAACAAGTATAGGAAACTTACTCCAATTATTCGGAAAAGACTCCACAACATTATTATTTACTTTTTTTAAAATTTTTACTATTTCTGGCTTAAAATTTATCATTTTGAAGCCTCCTCTATCTTTCTTTGTACTTTTTCTTGTATAAACTTGCTTATCTTTTCTCTATTGTCATGTAATGCTGGATACATAAAAGGTCTTGCCGGTTGTCCATTTGTAAAAATGAATTTTTGTTTATCTACATCATAATAAACCCAACCACTAGGGCTATAAATCGGCTTAATTTCAGGACTTATTCCACTATGGCTTGCTTCTCCTTTGGGTCCTGTTCCTAATTCAACATATAATCCGTGTTCTTTATTAGTAAAAACTTTACCAGTAAAGCCTTTAGCTGATATATCCACATTATAATCTATACTGTTTTGTAACTCTCCAGTATCAACGGGAACTCTCATTTTCGCCTCATCTCTTACCCTTATAGTAGCATCTTCAATAATTGGCTTAATATCTATATTGTGTAATCGAGCAATTTTTCTATAAAGTCTGTCTAAGCCTTCTATTTTCATAGCTTTTTAATCTCTATTTGAAAATGTTCTGAATAAGGCAAGATGCTTACAACTTCATAATTTACTGTATCAGAATTAAAACATATTCCGTCTTTTTCTTTCAGCTTATCTTCGTTAGTAAGTAAATTAAAGACATAATGTAGTTCATTTCCCCACTTTTGAGCTTGTACTTGTCCCCCTGCAGGGTAAATATAAGCTTTTATTTCTTTTAGTTCTCCATGTTTTACAGTTTTGTTAGCTTCTTCATCTTCTACTATGAGATGTGGAGCATATTTATAAGTCTTAATATTTGTAACTTCCATTTTATTTGTCCTTATGATTAACTACGTGGAGTAGCTTATATTTATTTAAACGTGATCTAATAAAAGCAGGTATTCCATCTGTGGTACTTGTATCAGTATAACTAACAGAGATAGCACCTTCACTTCTTGAAGATACTCCCTGTCTTTTCTCCTCATTGAGATAGTGTTTAGCAAGTTCAAAAGTAAGAGGTTTCATAGTCTCTAATAGTTCAAGTCTATTCGTATAGTCTAAGACAGCTTGAGTAGCTAACTCAATATATAAGTTAGCCACATCAACGTCTTTACTTAAATATTTCTTGTATTTTTCCATAATAGGATTACCTCCTATTTATTATTTTGTCCCTTCGTGAACGTAAATTCCTGCAACTTTGTTATCGTAAACATCAGTAACTGCAACAATTCTATAACCAAATTTCCAAGCATCTGCATTTTGATTTTGGTCGGCTGTCACAACTTTAGGTGCAATATGTTTAGGATATTGAATAGTTGCTGTAGGATGTACAATCATAAAGTTAATGTCTTTTCCTGTTGTAGCAGTTTTAGTATATCCACCATCAGCACCAGCAGTTAAAGTAATTTGAGTGTAAAATCTTGATTGTGGAACTTCTTTAATTTCTGCAAATTTCTTTAAAACTTCTCTTGATTTGTTTGTATCTAAGTCATCAATCAACCCTTTTAAAGTTGGTGTAATAAATAAAATTCTACCTTCTGCAGGTACTTCTGCTTCGTCCATAGCTGTAGTTGCTTTTCTAATTGCTGCAATTACTTTTGCTCCATCATCTAAAGCTCCAGAACCTTTGCCAATTCCTGATACTTGAGCATATTTTGCAAATCTCATTGCATCAAGTTCTGGTGTAACTTTTGTTCTGATAAATTCATCTGCTAATTGTCCAAAAGCTAAGTCTGCAGAGTCTTGATTTTCCACATTATCAACTGAGAACATTCTTCCCCTGTCATAATCTGCCTTTACTGTTTCCCAATCCAAAGTAACGTCGCCATCTACATATCCTATATTCTTATTGTAGTTAGCTAATCCTTGCATTGATAATTTAGCGATTAATAGTTCCCCTGCATTTGCTCCTTCTCTTGCTAATTCAGGGTTGCCATCAAGTACTGCTGTTAATGAGTTTAATTTATAAATTTGGTCTAGTACTGGAATATACTTTTTTGCTGTTTGAATATTATTTGCCATATTTCTATAATCTCCTTATTTTTTTAAATATTTGCACCTTTTGAAAAGTAATTAGTTACTGTTTCAGGGTTATTTTCTTTCTTTGGTGCAGTCCCTTTTAGTCTGTCTTCTACTGCCTTTTCAGTAGCTTTTTGTATCGCACTTTCTAAAACTTTGATACTTTCTTGAACTGTTTCTGCTGACTCATAGTTAAGTAGTGAGTGCAATTCAGTTGATAAGCCTCTTTCACTTAAAATAGATTTAGCCTCTGCAGTAAGCTCTCTCCTAGTGATTTCAGCCTCTCTCTTTGCTAGAGTTTCATTTGCTTTGTCTAGTTCATATTTTGCCTTTTCTTCAGCATTCATTCTAGCAAGTTTCTTTGCCTCTTCCTTATCACTTTCAGCTTTCTTTTCCCATTTGCTTTTTTCTTTTGCGATAATAGAGTTTAATTCATCTTGAGTGAATTTTTTCTCTTGTTCTTTTTCTACTTCTGTTTCAGTTACTGCCTCTTGAACTTCCACATCTTGTACGTTGTTTTCTTCCATTTTTTTCTCCTTCCCATTTAAAAAGTTGGTTCTTTTACCTTTGTTATCTCTTTAAAGCCTAATAACAAGTAAAAAAGGCTATTTTATTAATAACATTATTAGAAAAATAATGAATATTACAATAATTGGTAAAATTATAGGACTTAACACCCAAAACCAACTCCAACTAATAAAGCCAGTTAATTTAAGACCTATAAATAAAATTGTTAATAGTTCAAAAAATATAGAACATCCCGGAATATTATTATTTTTATTTTCCATAATTACCTCCTAAATAAAAAAAGCAGTTTAAAGACTTACTCAGGTCTTGTCATAAGGTAGCGAAATTCCTCGTTGACAATAAAAAAGACACCTTTTAAAGTGTCTTTATAATTAAGTTATTTAGTTGTCTTCAAAAAGTTCTTTAAAAGCTTTTTCAGCTTCTTTACTACGTTTCTTGAATTCTTTTTCTTTTTCTTCTTCAGATTTTTCATAATCATAAATATATTCATCTGGTATTGATATTTCTTTTTTATCCATTAAGGCAACTCCCTTCTATAATTCCATCCAAATTTTTCAGCTAAAGCTTTATTTACTTCATTTGAATGTTCCTTCCAAGTTTGTTTTTTATCTTGAGTTTTTTCAAAAATTTTAGTATACTTTTCTCTTAAATCATCCCTTATATTTTCATATTCTTGCTTAATTTTATGATAACTAGGTCGTTCCCCTTCTCCTATTTCTAAGAAATATTTTGTGCCATCATGCCCGACAACTCTCATTTCCTTAACAGAGTTAAGCTTGCAGGCAATATTCATATCTTCAGGAGAAAACGAACTACTACTTGGATGATTATGCAAAGAAATAACTGTATTTTTTTCTAAAGAACTAAGATAATTTATTGTGCTTTTAGGTATAACTACTCTATTTGTACTACCTGTTTTAAAAGGAACTATTTCGTTACCTTCTAAATCTAACCACATTAAAGCCTCTGTGTTGGTTTTAGTTCCATGTTTAAGCACCTTTTCGACCGCTTTATTATAATTAGTATTAACTATATTGTACCCTTTTTTATCGTTTATTACTTCGGCTCTAAGATAAATTTGACCCTCCTTAGTTTCTATACTATTTATTTTGTATTTAGTATTTCTAGCTAATAAAACTTCTCTCTGTGGGTCATCTTCAAAGTCCAAGAAATGTAGATTTTTACCTTTTGTGCCTTTAGGAGTTTTCAGTTCTAAGACTATAGGTTTATCACTACCGCTAAAATCTCCCCAATCCAAAGCTATTCTTTGCTCAGTTGTAGTACTCATAAAGCCTTTTTCAACAATTTCTTTACCTTTAACACTATTTATAAGTTCTAAAGCTTTTTTATTATCATTTCCATATAATAACTGACTTTTTAAATCATCATATTCAGAGTCGGTTATATTCCCAAAAACTGCTCTAGCATCTACTGAACGATAAAGAGTGGTTTCTTTTATATCGTTTTTTAAAGCATAATCCATTATACTTAAGTATTCTTTTTCATCTTCTGTTAAATTTCCAAATTCAGTAGGATTTCTTAAATAACTATTTGTCCACATTCCATCACCTGAAACATAGTTCTCTAACACATTGTTTATTTGTTCTGTTGTGTATTTAACTTCTTCTGTTTCTACTTCATCATTACTTACTAAAGCTTGTAATTCTTCTTCAGTTTCATAGTCCCAGCCTTCCAATACATCAGATAAAAAACTTCTACAAAATGGATGAAGAGGCGGTGCATTAACACCGATTTTTATATCATCAATTAAAATAAATTTTTGATTATGCTCTCTACATATCTTCGATGTTCTTTTATCTAAATTAGCTTGAAATTTCTTTGCTTTTATTCCTCTTTGCTTAGAACTTTCTAAGTCTGCACTATTTACCATATAGGACGTTTCAGTTCTTATAAGTCTATTTGCTGCATATCTTCCTAAATTAGTATGATATTCTAATTCATCTGCGATTTGCTTATTAGATTTACCACTTGCAAAAGACTGTAGCAAGTTAGACTCTAAACTTTTTGCTAAAACATCTTGATTATGCCAAACTCTTTTAGAAAAATTAGATCCAGCCCATTCATGATTAAGAACTTCATCTAAATATTTTTTACTAACTCTAGCACCGCCTAAATCATTTAAAACAGAGGAATAAACATTTTTTAAATGCTTCCCTCCTAAACTCAACTGACTATCTACTTGCTTCAGTTTTTCTATTTCAATAGCTTTTGATAAAGCTTCTTTTCTTTGTATTCTATATGAAGCGGAGTTCTCTTTTATAAGCCTTTTTGCTTCTGCCTTAACTCTCTTGTCTTTTGTGGTATTGTAAATTTGTAATAACTCTTTGTACCTGTCATAGTCTATCTTTTCTGTAGGGCTATAATCACTCATTATATGGTCTATTTCTTTTTTTAAACGTTCCAAGCTATCATCATAAGCTTTATTAACCTTAGTCATACATTTAGTAGCTTTATCGTGCATTTTTTTCATCCTACGTTCAGAACGTTCTTCAAAGTAACTACTACTCTTCATCTTCTTGACCTATTTCATAACCTCCAAAAGATACCTGAGCCAATTTTAAATTATTTTGTTTTTGCTCTTCAACTCTTTCAATCTCGTTATCCACATCTTCAACAAAAGGAAGTAGGGAGAGTAGAGTTTTTTGAGATACAACATTGTTTAAATATGTTATTAGTTGTGCAACTTCTAATTCATTTACGGGTAAAGACCTTATGAAAGTCATTTCTATGTTGTCAACATCAATACTAATCATTTTTATATTTAAAATATTAGAATATAGCTTTATTCTTTCTTTTAAACCTATTCTATAATATTCTTCTTTGGTTTGTGCTAATTGTTCAAGTCCAAGTAACTTATACTTCATAGCAACACCAGAAGAGTTCCCTGCAAAGTTTTCATCCGTTAAGTTTGGAACCTTACTAATCTTGTGTATATCTTCAATGATAGATTTCTTTAAAAGTTCAACGTCTGCCTCGTGAAAAGTTTTTGAAAGATATTCTACTTTATCTCCTTCAGACAATTCAAGTAAGCCTAGTCTCTTTAGTTCTCTTGCGGTCTTTAGTTTCTCTTCTGAGTTGTCTCCTGCAAGTGTTCCATATAGAACCAATAGAGAGTCAACATACTGCTCCTTATCATTCACTCTGTCTGATTGTAACAAGTTATAAGCATTAATAAGACTTACAACACTTTCAAAGTCGCCTTTTTGATTAACTTTATTCCAATATTCAATCATTGGTACTTCGTTAAATACGTTTAATTCCTCGTTAATTAGGCTTAAGTTATCGTTTTTAAACTCATAAGTATAAACAGTATCATCTGTTATTACCTTTAAAATTTCGCCTATTTCTTTGTTATTTATATCTCTTTTCTTAATTCTATGAACACCAAACAAAGTATTTTCTTCAACTGTATCATCGACAACTATAAAAGCTGTTCTTGGGTCGAGATTAGTTGACTTTGTATTACCTTCTTTGTCTTGATATACATACTCAATCCCTATTCCGAAAATCGACAAGTCCCTAGCAAGTTCTGTATCAACTTGAGTTATATTTGCTTTTCTAAAAGCTTGTAGCAATGAATCATCATCCGTCCTCGTTTCTTCTCCGGGGAAAGTATATTTGATTGGATTTCCCATGAAGTAAGCAGTTGCAAAGTCAGTGATGTACTCTGCATGATTAATCATTAATTTATTATTAGCTAAGTCTGTTTGTGTCTTGCTACGTTCTAAAATCGCATGTTTTCCGTCGTATAAGTCCTTAAGTGTAGTAAACCTAGCAATAGACTCTGTATGTTCTTTTAAACACGAAAATAGAGCTTTTTCATTAATGTTCTTATTTTCATTAAAAATTATATCTTCACTTCGTTTTATCATTAATTCCTCCTATAAACCTAAAATACTTCTATTTACAGCTTTAATTGTCTTAGATTGTATGTCATCTTCTAAAGCATATCTCATAGCATCTAGTAAGTGGTTAAAGTCATCAATAGGTCTGTTTAAAGCTTTTCCAAACTTATCTTTATCCCATTGATAATTGCTAATCTCTGTTAGAAAATTATTACAACGTGGATGTATAACAATTTTTAAATCCTGAATCCATTGAATGCCATTTAATATACTGTCTTTGCCTTTTTTAGCACCTTTAATTCTAAGACCATAGCCTTTTAATTCATCTATACTCTTAGGCTCTGCACTATCTCCTGTAATCTTTTCTTTAGAGTAGCCCATATTTTTAATATTTTCATAGATTTTTTTGTTTGAAAGACCTTTGCTATACATCTCATCCCAAACGTATAAAATACTATCTTTTTTATCCAAAAAACCAATAAAAAAAGCAGTTGGGTCATTTGTATAACCAAAGTCCAATCCTGCTACTGTTTTATAATCTTTTACATCTTCTAAAGTGAATTGTTTTTCCTCAAAGTTTTCATAAATTAAGCCATCAACAATACCCCAATTTCCAAGCCCTGCGACTTGATAACGTCTAGGATTATTTGTTTTCATTCTTTCAAAAACATTTAAGTCTGACTTGTCTAACCATTCATTACAAGTATAGTTAGTTGTAATCGCTAAAATGTCATTGTCTTTAGTATCAAAAAATCTATGCTTTAGCCAGTGTCTTTCATTCCAAGGGTTGAAGGTAAGAGTTATTTGCTTAAAGTGTCCTTCTGGCACTTCACCTCTTATAGACTCGTCAAGCATGTCAAAGTCTGCTTCACTCATTATCTCATAAGCTTCTTCTATCCACAGAAAACACAAACTACCTACATCAACAGTAACTGATGTTACTTTTAGCGGATCATCTAAACCCCTAAATAAAATTTTCTGTCCTGTTGGCTTATAAATGATTTCTAAAGGACTTAATTTAAAATCAAAATAGTCTTTAACACCTAATCTATTGACTGCCCATTTAAGCTGAGCAAAGCAACTGTCAAGTAATGTTCTATAAGTCTTACGAACAACAAGAGCATTACTCTCTGGATATTCTATTATACGATAGATTAAATTCATAGCAGTAGTAGTTGACTTCTTACTTGCTCTTGACCCTTTACAAACTCTATAACGTCCTTTAAAGTTCCAATAAGTCCCGTAACCTTTCCCAACAATTTCAGGTAAAAAAATTTCGTTAGTCTTCAAGTTTTTCACTTCCTGAAATTATTGTAGGTAAATTTATATTAGCATCCACTTTGTCCGTCCAAGTTCCATATCTTTTGCCAAGTAGTTCTGCAGCTTTTATTCTTTCCTTTGCTCCTACTTCTATGTGTCTTGTACTTTGTGCACCTTCACCTATTCCGTATAATACTTCTTCTTCGTGTTCTCCTCTCATTACAGAGGTTAGATATTGCAATACTTCTTCTTGTTTTGCAATTTTATCAGATTCAATTTCTTTTAAACGTTTATTGATATAACTCGAAACAGCTCCACTATTTTCCACCATTTTCATACTTGCATTTTTAGCATAATTTTCACTATATCCAGCTTTAATTGCTGCTTGATAAGCATTACCACTGATGATATATTCATCAGCGAAACGTTGTTGTTTTAAAGTCAATTTTTCCATATCATCAGCTCCTTTATTTTAAATTAGCACCTCAAATATAAAAACGGATATAGAATTATATCCGTTAATACTTACAAAATATATTATTTAAAAGGAGGTGCCCAATGCACTAATTTCACAATAACATTATAACACGTTTTTTAGTGTTTTTATGGACAAAAAAAGGACATTTTTAGGACATTAAGATAAACAACTATATATTTTGTCTAAAGCAACTTTTTTTATCCTTCTCAATTGTTTTTCTGAATAATACAAAATATTCATTGAAATCCATGTTAAGCTATTACCTTTTAGTAAATTTTCTTCAATAATGGTTTTCTCATTTTTTGTTAAAGTTTCAAAAGCCTTAATCAAAATTGAGTATTCTTTTTTTAAGCTATCTAATTCATTTTGTAGTTTTTTCTTTTTGTCAATATAGCTAGATAGCTTATTTTCCATAGCTGAACAATCTCCGCTTTGTGTTCTAAATGGATCAGTGCTAATGCCCCCATATTCAACTCTTGTTTCCAGCCTTAACAATTCATTTTCTTTGTTGGCTATTTTACAATCTATAATCTTAATTTCTTTAAATCTCTTTATAACTTCGCTAAAATCGTCTTTTTTTACACTCATAATTAAAATGCTCCTGTACTACCAAAGCCACCAATACCACGTTCGGTATTGTTTTCTATATCTTCTGTTTGCTCCAAAACTACGTCCGTTTTTATATTAAACACAATCTGTGCTATCTTCTGTCCTGCTTCAAATTCAACTCCGTGTTGGTTCAAATTTTGCATTACAACTTTTACTTCTCCTCGATAGTCGCTGTCAACAGTTCCGAAGTGGACTAAAATTCCTTTTGCACTAATGCTTGACTTAGGTCTAACCTGTGCTTCTATATGTTTGTCAAGTTCAAGATATAGGCTAGTTGGTATCAGTTTTGTTTGATTAGGTAGTAGCTTAAAAGGATGTTTCGTTTTCAAATCATATCCACTATCTGTATCGTGTCCTTTAATGAGCATATAATCGCATTTATATTTCATTGTTTTCATCTCCTAAAAATCCATTTTGTTCATCAACTAAAATGTAAAACTGATACACTTTTTTTAATTGCATACATCTATACATTTCCTTTTCAAGTTCATTAAAAGTTTTTGTGTGCTCATCTAAAATTTTTATAGTAAAAATTTTATCGAGCTTTTCCAAGAAAGTGTATTTGCCGTCTGTATATTGAATAAACGGATATTTATACTCCCCTTTTTTTATTTTATTCAAAGTTTCTAAACTCATATAAACATGAGCTGATACATTCATACTATTATCAAAAAATAAAATTACATATTTCATTATATTTTTTTCTTCGTTCATACCTTACCTCTTTCTATTTTGTATTTTTCTTGCTATGAAATCTATAAATTCGCTATTTTCGTAAATATATTCTCCAATAATGAATAATGCTTCTAAGAATAACAATATTAAAAATATTGTTACTATTGTTAAAACTATTACAAAAAACATTAAAAATATTGTACTCATCATATTTATTTCTCCTCTATAACAACTGTACAATTATGAAAAATATATCTCTTTCCGTCTATATCAAGTGTAACTACTGTGTTTGTAGGAATATGAGTGATTCTAACGGCTGAGTCTGTTGTGTTTACGTGCTGTCCGCCTGCGCCACTTGCCCTGTAAGTATCAATTTTCAAGTCCTCTGTACGAATATCAATTTCAACGTCGTCTTCTATTTCTGGAGTAACATTAACTGCGGCAAATGAAGTATGCCGTCTGGCATTAGAGTCAAATGGAGAAATTCTGACAAGTCTGTGTACGCCTTTTTCCCCTTTTAGATATCCATAAGAGAAGGATGAAGTGACAAAAGATAAGAAGAGCGTACCTCAGTTAGATAGATACGCTCTTCAAAATTATGGATTAAAAGAGAATCTTATTCGTGTGGATTTCTTAAATACCAGTTACTCTGTGTCATCAGCGTATTATACAACGTGGTGTTGTAAACATTTGGCTGTTCATAGAGTTTGAGATTCGTACTACGACGAGCAATTTGCCATGCCATCCAGCTTGTACCATGAGTTGCTGTGAAACGACCAGAAGTGTCACTATTCTTATGACGAGCGAAACGGCAGAGGTCAGCAAAACGATAACCTTCAAAGCCTAACTCACGTGCACATTCATCAGAAATAAGGTCTTCAACAGCATCAATCTCCAGGGGATTGGCATCAGAAACACTAGGAGCTGTCACTTCTGTATA